AAACGCTTGGGGACAACGACCCCGTGGAGCGGTTCCTGAACGAGAAATGACATGACCATCGCAGAAGCGACCACCGACGAGCACGGCACCGATACCGGCCTGGACGACATCGAGGAGAACAACCGCGTTGAGGCGGGCTCCGTGTTGACCGGACAGGAAGGCGAGGAGGCCGCGGATTCATCTGAAGTTGAAGCCGCCATGGAGGCGGGCTGGAAACGCGCGAACGATCCTGATGGGACTGAAGGCGACGAGCCGAATAACGGCGACGGCGACGAAGGCACCCCCCAGCAGGGCACGACCGTGAAGACCCAGGCCCCTGCCAAGACGACCCAGCCGGATGATCCCGAGGTGACGCTGCGCGCCAGCGAGTTGGCCCAATTCCGCCGCGACATCGAGGCCGCCAACAAGACGGCATCAACTGTTGCCGGCAACGTGGGGCACCTCAAGACGCTGGTGACGAAGGCCGGTGAAGGCCGGCCCATCACGAAGGAATCCCTGACCCATATCCGCGAGGAGTTCGGTGACGAGTACGCCGAAGCCCTGGCCAAGGACTTGTCGTCAGCGGGGTTCGGCAGTGGTGCGGGCGTGGACCCGGAGGTGGTGAGTCGGATGGTGAGCGAGCAGGTGGAGAAAGTGTCGGGCAACCTGGAGCAGCGCGCACGCAAGCTGGAGTTGGTGGCAGTGAAGCGCGCACACCCGGACGCCCTGGACTACTTCGCCGGTGGAAAGCACCACACGGACTTCGCAGCATTTGTGGGCAGCCTGCCCGCGGAACGCCAGCAAGTTCTCGCCACGTCATGGGATGCCGAGGACAACATTGGCGCGCTGGACGAGTTCAAGTCTTATCGGGATAAGGCGGCGAAAGCTGCCACACAACAGGAGCGGCGCACGAGCCGCGCAGCACTGCCTACCGGCGGCGCAGGCGCAGTAGTCGGCGCACCGGCCACCGACCCCCTCGTGGAGGGCTGGAACCGCGCAGGCGGCTCCAGGAGCGGCGGCCGTCGGAAGTAACAACGGTTCAACCTCAATCAATCATCGGAGTTTCAAATGCAATTGTTCACTACCCAAGCACAACGGGTTGGCATCCTCAAAGGCGAAATCCTTCGCCACGCTGACCCCAAGGAAGTTCTGGGCATCACCGGCATGCAGAAGCGCATGCCCAAGAACGTCGGCGAGACGGTCAAGTTCCGCCGCTGGCTGCCGTTCGGCGGCGTTGACAACCGCTGGATCACCGGCGCCAACGTGGACACCTTCGCGGCGTCCCACATCGCGGCGGAAGGCGTGACCCCGACGGCTGACACCATCACCGCGACGGACATCACCGCCACGCTGCAGCAGTACGCCTGCCTCTACGCGCTGACCGACAAGGTGGTTGACCTCTACGAGGACGACCAAGCCAGCGAGATGAAGAAGCAGACCGGCCAGCGCATGGGCCTCGTGCGCGAGATGGTCCGCTACGGCGAGCTCAAGGGCATGTCCAACAGCTTCTTCGCTGGTGGCACCGACCGCGGCACGGTGGACCTGTCCCTGACGGTCAACCTGATCCGCAAGGTGACGAAGGCCCTGGACGCGAACCACGCCGAGATGTGCACCACCATCCTGGACTCGTCGCCCAAGTTCGGCACGTCGAGCGTGGAAGCGTGCTACCTCGTGTTCTGCCACACCGACATGGCCCCGGCCATCCGCGAGTTGAGCGGCTTCATCCACATTGCCGACTACGGGCAGCGCCAGACGGTGCATCCCCGCGAAATCGGTACGGTGGAAGGCTTCCGCTTCATCCTGTCGCCGGAACTGGGCCCGTACATCAACCAGGGCGCCGCTGTCGGCACCACTGGCCTGTACTCCACCGGCGGCTCGCTGATCGACGTCTACCCCGTCATCGTGACGGCGGAAGACGCCTGGGGCCAAGTGGCACTGCGCGGTGACTCCTCGATGGACGTCACCTACATCCCCGTCGGCCGCAAGGACGGCGCGGACCCGCTGGGCCAGCGCGGCTACATCGGCGCGAAGACGTGGTTCACCTGCAAGATGTTGAACAACGGCTGGGCCGCTGTCATCGAGTGCGGCACCCCCGACTTGGCCTGATAGGTAGGCTGGCGGCCGGCTAAACACCGGCTGCCGCTAACCCTTCAACCACACAAGGAACCAGCATGATCTACAACATCAAGCAGTTGATCGCCGGGATGCTCCTGTCCAAAACGGACAAGCGCAACCTGACGAACCTGATGCGCGCGGTGGCCCCCCTCATGGGCTCCGCCGTCTACGACGCGGCCTCGCTGGCCGACGGCGCGGGCGTCACGTCCACGATCACCGTCACCGGGGCCGCCCTGGGCGACTTCGTGGAAGTGTCGTGCAGCGTGAGCTTGCAGGGTCCCGCGTTCGCGTCACCAACCTGAACGATCGCCTGACCTACGAGTGGATTTGGGGCATGACCAAGGGCGACTACTCGTACACCATCGCCACCGGCGTCCGCACGACGCTGACCGACGACGTGCTCGTGGTGGAAACCACCGACGGCGCGCGCCCGAGCATCACGCTCGTGGCGGCGGCCGTGCTGCAGAACAAGCAGTACCAGATCGAGGCCTACGCGGGCTAAGACGAGCGGGGCCGGCCTTCGGGCTGGCCCCTTCCATTCACTACCAAGGACCATCTCAATGAGCGGCAATCAAGGCAGCAAATCCGGCCAAGGCAACAACCAATCCGGCGGCGCTACTCCCCCTGCAGCGGCAGCATCAGGCACCAGTGACCTGAACATCCCCACATTCGCGCCCGCGGCTTCGGCGGCGGGCCCCGTGCTCCAGGACGGCGAAGACGCAAACGCCCTGGCAGCGGCGACCCCAGGCGGTCCGGCCCTTCCCCCGGCCAGCGTGCAAGACCCGGTGATCTTCGGCGCCAACGCGGCGCAGATGAACACCTCCGACGTGCTCAAGCTGATGGACAACCGTGACGCCAAGCGCGTGCCGCCCGTCTCCATCCGCCAGCGCGAGGAGCAAGAAGACCAGTCCGGCGTGACCACGGTGGAACTGCCCGGCCTGAACCAGAACATCGACAAGATGCGCCGCCCCGACCAGATGATCGAGCCGGTGGCCGACCTCCTGCGCTGGAGCGACAAGGCCGCGCAGCTGGAGTTCCTGAACGAGCCCGTGTGCGTGGTGATCCCCGAGAGCTACGACCCCAACGACCCCGAGAAGTACATCGTGCTGTGGGTCAACGGCCGCTCGTGCGTCATCCCGCGCGGCAAGGAGACGTGGATTCGCCGCTACTACCTCGCCAAGCTGCTTCGCACCCGCCCCGAGCGCGTGGAGACGCGCATCGACCGCAGCGACATGGACAACCCGCGCAACCTGCTGGACAAGCGGCAGGCGCTGAAGTGGCCCGTGCAGCTGGTGCGCGACGACAATCCCAAGGGCCGGGCCTGGGCCAAGCAAATCCTGGCGCAGCCGCAGTAAACGGAGCCATCGCACCATGTCGCAAAAGACCTTCCTTCAGCTGGTGGCCATGGCCTACCAGGAATCGGGCCTGACCGGCACGCCTCCCGTGAGCGTGGAGAACCAGATCGGGCGCAAGGCGGACATGGTGCGCTGGGTGCAGCAGGCACACGAGGAAATCCAGGGCGCGGCGCCCGATTGGACGTTCGACTGGGCGCAGGGCTCGTTCCAGCTGACCACGGCGGCCGACATCTACGACCCGGTGGCCGACTTCGGCATCGTGGGCGGCATCCGCGCGCTGCCCCGCAAGGGCGGCTACAGCTACCCGTCCATCCAGACGCCCAACTCCCGGCAGAACCTGGGCTATGCGGAGTGGGAAATCTTCCGCGAGATGACCCCGCCGGTGGCCAACGGGCAGCCCACGCTGTTCACCCTGCGCCCGGACGGCCGCGTGCAGTATTGGCCTTACCCCGACCGCGACATCACCGCCACGCACGAGTACCAGCTGAACCCGCAGGTGCTCGCCCTGGACGCGGACGTGCCGCGCTTCCCGGCCCGGTTCGTGGAGGCCATCGCCTGGAAGGCCGTCATCATCGGGTGCGGCAAGACCAAGGACTGGAGCCGGCGCGACAGCGCCGAGGAGAACTACTACCGCAAGTTCGAGTTGATGCAGATGGAGTGCCGGCCGCAGGTGGTGACGGGCGGGCCCCTGGCATGAGCCGCAACCGCTTCGATCGAAAGCAGGCGCCCGAGCAGTGGAAGTCGGACTATGTTCCGCTGGGTGGCGGCATCGACCTCGCCTCGTCGGCGCTGAACATCAAGCCCGGCCGGCTGGTGGCCTCGTTGAACGTCGAGGAGGTGTTCGGCCAGCAGGGCTACAGCTTCACCGCGGGCTATGAGCGGTTCGACGGCCGCAGCCGCCCATCGGCGGCCACCTACGCCATCCAACCCTTCG